TGGCAGAACAGCGCCTTGACCGTCCGTAACGTCTGGATTGATCTCCAGATACGGCCAGTTGTTCGTGTTGGCGGTCTTCCACTTGTCTTCGTAGCCCTCGAACTGGCCACCGTATCCGATGAACGGCGCTTTTGGTGCCAAGGCCAGCATTTCTGCTTCCTGAGACACCCAGTAGTTGTACATCCGTTGGGCATCTTTGGCGTTACGCACCAAGCCCGAAACGTACAGACGGCCATCAACCTCAAATTCGTTGCCGACGATGCGGATCACGGGGATGTACTTGCCAGCCCAATCGCGTGCCTCAAGGATCTCGTACCCGTTGATCTTGCAGTATTTCACCCGGGGGCGGTCAGACTCCCGGCTTTTCTTTGGCTTGCCGTAGACAGCGCGAAGCTGCTTGTCTTCTACCGATCCCTCAAACGCCGTTGCGTTGCCCGGGTACAGGTTCAGCGTTGTGCGGTCGTAGTCAATGTAGTAGTAGTCCGCGATGCGGATCGTGTCTTCATTGAGCCAGTTCGAGATGGACTGATCGCCAACGCCCAGCGACTGCAAGGTCGTGATCGGAGCCGCATCAGGGTACATCCGCTCGTACTCATCGCGGGTCAGGTCTTCAGTGATGAAGCAATATCTAGCGTCCGCGCCAGTCGGGTCTTGGATCATTGGATCCATGTAGACCGAGAACGAGTTACGCACCCGCCCAATCTTGATGTCCTGATCGAACGTGGTGTCGTCGCAGTATTCGGTCAGCAGGCGCAGATAACCCTCGCCGTAGGAAACTTGGTTCTCGCAGGCCGTGTCATAAGCTACGTCCGCATCAGAGATGTACTCAATGTGCCGGATCATGCCGTTGAAGATGTCGGCAACCTGTACGTCGGCCTTGTCGTCCACCGGGATGACCTTAGCGCCTGGGCGGTTCTGCCGCTGGTCGTTGGTCACCTGACGCACGTGCTGCGGCAGCTTGTTGATGGTCAGGCATGGCCGAGCGTTGATCGTCTGGCCCTGCACCGCACCACGGGTCGCCAGCACATCAGCAGGCCACTGCCAGTGATTGTCCGGCGAGCCCGCGTAGAACTTCAGATCGTCGATCTCGTCTTCGCGGCTTTCTGACAGCGCCGACATAGCCAGATCCAGCCGAGAACGGGCGGTCGCTAGTACGTCAGCGTTGCTCTTGTCTTTGGCTGAACCACCAACAGCCACTGCTGCGGCGGCGACAATGCCTGTTGGGTCTGCCATGTTACTTTTTGCCTTTTGGTGCTACACTACGCAATAACAACATGCATTGGAGTAGCGTATGCCTAATTACGGACACCCCACCGGCGTAAACAAAATTTGCGCGTTTTGCGGGGCTAGTTACTATGTTCCACCTTACAGGGCTGAAAAAGCAAAATATTGCTCCAGATCGTGCTTGGCAAAAGTACATCTTGAGCAATTTTCGCATCTTCGATTTCAACCCGCAAACAAGCCTAAACACACGTACAAGACTGTCACTATAAACGGAAAACAAGTGCGTGAACATCGTCATTTGATGGCACAACATTTGAACCGAAAGTTGGAGTCGTGGGAACATGTTCATCACATCAATGGAGACTCGCATGACAATCGAATAAAAAATTTAATTGTGTTGTCAAACGCAGAACACCAAAAAGTTGAGCTTGAAGAGCGCATGCGAATTATTTGGAACGCCTCGAAGTAGCTTTTTTCTCGGCTTCTTGTTTTACAGCGTAACTTATCGCAACTGCCTGTTTGACAGGCTTGCCAGCCTGCACTTCAGCCTTGACGTTTTTGCGGAAGGCTTCGGGTGTTTTTGACTTAACGAGTGGCATTGTTTACCCCCATAAACTTACGCAATTGTTGCACATAAGCCGCTTGTTCCGGCGTAGGTGACAAAGCAGATGGATCGCCCGACAAAATACGCGCCGCTACTGTAGACGCGCGGTCTACGGGGTTGTCGCTGTACTTGGCAAAAGCAGACTCTTGTTCTGGCGTCAACGCAAATCTGGGCGGCTGCATAGTGCCCCGGCGCATATGCACTCGCGCCGCTTCGTTGAGCATGACGGCTTGTTTTTCAGAATCACTCAACTTGCTGTACGGATTCATAATGATGCGGTCGTCTTCCGCAGCCATCCCTGCAACATTAGGGTTTTTCTTAAAATAGTCGTCCTCGCCGGGGTACAGATCGGGCCGCAGACCGATGCCGTACACACCTTTGGCAAAACCAGACGCAGCGCCTCCAGGCATTACTTCCCCTTTTTAGCAGTCTTGGCAGATTCTTTAAACGCCTTGGACACCGGCAGCTTTTCGCCCCGACCAACTGATAACGAGACAGTTTTCTTCATTAAGAACCCATCCATCCTGTTGAGACAGTGCTTGGCCCGTATGACCGAGCCACGCGGGTAGGCGCATGATGCTCCCGATGCGCCACGGGGAAAGCAAAGGTGACGCATATCGCGTCAGCGGCGTCAGGAGACGCCAGCCCGCGAGCCTTCATCTCCTTCTTGCTCTCCAAAAAGATTGTACCGCGTGAATCCGGCTTCATCATAGGCGAAATAAGGTCAGTTTTCAAGAACCTGTCTTTTGGGATACTCGCCGTCTTCAGCCACTCGCGCATCTCACCCCACATCTGCGCCCTCATGTTGCCGTACATGATCGGGTTTTTCGACTTGTTGCCGAAGTTGACGCCCTTGATCTTGTACCGCTGCTCCTTCAACCTGTCCACGATGCCCGCCCCCAGCCCGCCTTCGTCGATGACCACCAGCGCGGGCTTGTACTCCTCGATTACCTCGATCACGTGCCCGACTACCGTCATGGTGTCGTCGCCCTTGTACCGTTTGATCGTCACGATGTCCCTGCCCTGCCGGATGGCGATGACCGTCGAGTCCGCCCCGAACCGCGCCGGGTCCACGCCCACGATGATGGGCGCCGATGCGTCCTTAGCCCGCTCTCTAACCATCGCCTCGTCCACGATCATCGACGATATGAACTGGTCGTCGCTCGCGTTCGGGAATGACCCGTACACCTCGACGTGCGCTTGGTACGAGTCCGACCCGTACTCAGCGATGATCTGCTCGTAGACCTGCTTGTCCGTACCCTCGACCGTGCGCGCGTCTACTTGCTTGCCTAGCCAGAACTCCCGCTTGCTGTTGAACGCCTCGTAGAAGTACCCCGTGTTGCGCCGGGGGTTGCTAAACGCCATCCAGAACCTGTTCGGCGTGTTCTCTGTAAAGAAGCCACCCGTCACCGACCAGATCGAGTCCTCGATGCCGCTTGCCTCGTCGAAGATCACCATCACGCCGTCGTAGTTGTGTACGCCCGCGTAGGCGTCAGGATTCTCAGCCGACCACAGCCTGCCCTCAACGCCCCAGTAGCGCGTGCCTTTCTTCAGGTCACGCTCGACTAGCTCGGTCAACCACTTGGCTGGCATCAGTCTGGTGGCGCTCACCTCGAACCAGTGGCTGTTGATCGACATCGCCAGCCACTTAGTTATCTCGGCCCAGGTGACTGATCGGAGTTGAGACTCTGAGTTGGCCGAAATGATCGTCGTCGAGCCGATCCGCGTGGACAGCATCCATATAGTCAGCCAACTGACTAGGGCTGACTTCCCAATACCCCGCCCTGACGCCACCGCCAGCCGCAGGGTGTCGAAGTCCACCTTGCCGTTGTTCTGCTTGATGTGCTCCTTCAGCGCGGTCAGCACCTCCCGCTGCCACTTGCGCGGCCCTGTGAAGTGTTCTAGCGGTGTGCCTGCCTGACCCCACGGGTAGGCAAAAAGTACGAACGCTAACGGATCATTCGATAACGCGGGCGTCCACAACCTCGCCATGAGTGCTTGTTCGTCCGCCGCTGAATAGATCGTCGTTTGCATCCGTTACCCTTTGTTGTGCCATAGCCAGCGCAGCCGTGATGCTGATTCGCTGATCGACTTCGATCTGTTGCTTGGCGACCCACCCGTGCTGGTGCTTCAAGATCTCCAGCGCCATCTTAGCGTCGCCTGACAGCGCCGCCGTGTGAAGCACATCCGACAGTTCCATCTCGGCGTCGGCGCGGCCTTTTTGCGCGGCGAGGTTGACCAGCGGGTCTAGCTGGGCGATCTGATTGAACTCTTGCGGCAGCAGTCCAGCAGATAGCGCCAGCGACTCGCCCTTCAGACCACGCTTGGCTGCGGCGTATATCCGCTCAAGACGCGCCTCAGTAGCCTGGATGCGCCGGGGTTCGTAAGGAAGTGATTGAAACATAGCAGAACTATACCAAAAAAAATTTTGTTTGCGGACGCTCCGTAGCCGCTGGCCCTTTGCGTCGGCCCTACCCCCCCCTTCGGCGTGGCGACGCGCCGCCAGCAAGGCGCCGCCAGGCGTGCGGCGTGTGTCATGTGTGCCGTGACCCACGCGCGCCGCGCGCCCGCCTTGCTGCTGTCTGGCGTGTGTCATGTGTGTCATGCCCACACATCCCGGTCATTTGTTCTGCTGCCTGATGTGTGCGCGGTGCAATGGGCCGCGTGGGTCATTGTGGGTCGCGTGTGTCACCCAAAAGCGCCCACCAATTCGCGCCGTGTTGCCAACACCTACACACCTACAAATCTACAATTCCCCCCATTGAAATCAAATCAATATGGCACACATGACACACCCCCTATAGAAACAGCATCAAACCATCGGCCCACAGCGCGACACACAGCGACACACAGCGACACACGCCAGCATTAGGGTTTGTCCTAATGCACACAGAAAAGAAATCCTTTACATTCTCTACATCGGATGGCCGATGACACACAAAAAGGAGCGAAACATGACCAAGCAAAACCAAAAGCAAATCGACCGCGCCTACGCGCAGGGTTTTACCGCTTACCTGCGGTGCCTCGCCGTGATACACCGCAGCAGCAGCGCGCGCACTCAGCGCGAAATCATGGCGATCATCAACGGCAGCGGCGACGAATTCGAGCCGAGCATGATGGCGCATTTTCAATGGCGCAACGGCGCGCTCATTCACGGGAGCGAGGCATGAGCGCCGCCACGCTGTCGCATCTCCCGCCAAAAATCCGGCGCGCGGTGCGCGCCTATGGTGTTGAGGTCTGCGCCACCGCGTATGACCGATACACGCGCCGCGTCGGTGGCGCGTCAACCATCGGAATTGAGTTGGGGTTGACCACGCGCCAGGCCGATGCCGCGATAAACGCGGGGCGTTTTCTGGCGGGCGAAGCATGAACGGGTTTGAGTGGGGGCCGTTCCTGGTGGCTGTGGCGCTCGCGGGCGTCTGTCTGATTCTTCTAATCATCAAAGGCACAAAATGAAATTTTGCGACATCACCATTGGCGCGCTGTTTATCCCGGGCGGCGAGGTCTTCATTAAAACCAGCAACAAGGCAGCGCAGGGGATGCACACGCGCCGCACCATCAAACCAGCAGCAGACCAGGAGGTCACAGCATGAACAAGCAAGAATTGCAGCGGTGGGGGCAGCAAATCGACACACTCGCCCGCATGGGCTATTCGTATGATGAGGCCGAATCACTCGCCGCCATATCGCGCCGCCTGCGGGAGTGTGGCACCGACGCGGGCGCCATTGAGCGCGACGAAAAGACGGGGCGCCCGTACCTGGTCACCTACTGTGACCGAACGGGCGCGCGGCGCCGCTATCCGGTGGCCGATCAGGAGCGCGGCGCGCTGCGGCGCCTCGCCGCCATCGCGCGCCACCCGTACTATCTTCAAACAGACCCGCGAGGCGCGGCGCTCTATCTGCTGCGGCCTGGCGATGTACCCGAAGGGAAAAACGCCGAATCGTACTATTCGCGCGGTGTGTGCGTGTATTGAAAAGGAGCAACACATGAAACCAGAAATTACACAAAAAGGCGCGCTTTATTCGTGCGAATGTGAGCGGTGCGGCGCCACGCTGTACACGCATGAGTGGGCAGATTTTGACCACAATGAACGGCGCGATGCGATGGAGGCGGGCGTGCTGCGGTGCGGCGAGTGCCCGCGCGGGCGCGCTGATGCCGAAACATTTGGGCGCTTGGCTGATGCCCACGCGGCGCGTTTGTCAATGTCGGGATACCTTGACTGCACCGAATGGCTGTACGGGAGCAACCCTGACGCGCTGCGCGCGGAGTTGCTCGAAATGTATGGGGAGAATGAAGAATGAACCTTCCATCGATCAAAACCCTTCACCAAGTGTTCGGCGATAAGGCGCGCGAGGCGCGCGCCATCCTTGAAATGAGCCGCGCTCAACTTGAGGCGCTCCCTGCGGGCGCGGCGCGTGTGGCCGAGTGTTATCACGCGCCATCGACTGCGGATGTTCGCATGCATTGTCTCGACGCTCTCGGCGAGTCGAGTGGCGTCGAGTCTTTCGAGCTGCGCGACGGTAGCCATTGCGACTATCTGAACACGGGCGACACCTACACCGCGACGCTGCTGCGCGTTCACGGGCGCTACCGCGTCGCCTGCTGGGGCGACGTGTGAAGGACTGCCTGCTCGCCATTTTTATCGGGGCCGCGCTCGCCGCGCTGGCGCTCGCCTATTTCGACGTTTTGATTTAAGGAGAACACATGAAAATCGAACGGCAAAATTTTATCCGCTCTGGCGGCTTTGCCTGGCCAGGCGGTTACCCTCTCGCGCTGCTGATGGCCGACGGCGAGGTCATCGACGCGCGCGCGGCACGGGCGAACTATCGCCGCATCAGGCGAGGCGATGAACGGGATTGGCGCGCGGTGGCTGTGTTCGTGCATTGGGAGGGGCCACCGCTTATCTGCGCCGATAGCGGGCGCACCATTGAATCAGCCTACGGGGGCGAAGAATGAAGCAATATGACCCATTCCCGCTAATGGGCGGCGCCTATGGTTCCCCGATGGGCCGCAGGTCAGACACTGACCCGCTGCACGGGCGTTTGCACGCGAGGCGGCAGGGCGGCGGCGATGGGTACGACCGTGGCGGGGCTTATTGGGGCACGCCCTCTAATGTGTGGGCCGTGTGGGACGACGACCGAACGACCGTTTACCTGCGCGCATCTTCGCGCGCTGATGCAATCAAAAAGGCGCGACCATGAACCACTTATTGACCGAAACCATTATCGCCATGCAGCGCGAATTTTCGCGCGCCTACTATCTGGAAGAAGGGGGTGGGGGCGTCACTTGGAAATTCTGCGAACAGGGGCGCGGGGATATTCTGCGCGCCAAAACCCGCGCGGCGTTGCTGCGTGACATTCAAAATTACCGCGAGGGGCTGCGCGATGCGTAATTTTTTGGCCGACCTAGCGTTGGCCACTATCGGCGCGGCGATTCTTGCGGCACCGCTCATTATTTACTTTTGGGAAATGAAACCATGATCACACTACAAATTGACGGAACAGAATTCACTCTGCGCCCCAAGAGCGCAGAAAACGTGCGCGCGCTCTGCGCCAGCATCAAAGCAAAGGGCAAGGGGCGCAAGTTCAAGCCCGAGCGCGAGCAGCTTAAGATGGCGCGCCAGTACCCGACGCGCGCAGAATCAACGGGTGAGTACGTGCGCCAGTACGAAATGCTGAACGGGAAGATCATGCCGTCTTGCGTTGCGCGGTTCGCGCCGCTCAATGATCGGCCAACGACACAATATGACCCGACGCAACCCGTCGTTGAAGAGGCGCTCACATGAAAATCAAACTTGAAAAGTGCGTTGCCGCGCTGGCGGCGGTCAACGGCCAAGCGTCCGAACACACCTACACGCCGCACGCGCTGATGGCGGTCGCCGAACGCGCAGAGGCGCAAATGGACGCGCTGGGGCTGACCCTCGCGCAGCGCGCGGGCGCTGTGGTGCATTGTGTGAGCGGCGGCAGCGTGCCGAACGCGTACAAGTACTCGCGCGCGCTGACTGGCGCGACGCTCACCCGCACTAGCGGCGGCTGGTGGCTCACGGCGGCGTCACGCGTTAAGGCATGGGACGGGCGCGAGGCGCTGCACCTGACCAAGCAGCAAGACGCCGCCGCCATCGCGCACCTGCGAAAGGGGTATCGATGTCTTTAGTACTCGCGGCGGTGATCGCCGCTATAATCGTCCTGATCCTTGACCTTTGATGCCCCGCCTAGGCGGGGCTTTTTTTCGTCCAAACTTAGGGTAAACACCTAGTGCTGGTTAGGGTTTTCCCTGATGACAGTTGTAAAATAATGCCTTACAATAAACTGTCACCAACAAAAAGGAGCGACGTTATGCGGTACAAAATTCCACGTACTTACTGGGAAGATTTTTCGGACCGCTGCCCGTGCGATCACCCAGACGAACTGCCCGAAGAAATTAGCCTTAGCGCGCGCGGCGCCGTCATCGAAGCAAACCCCGCGCAGGTCGCATGCTTGCTAGGAGACGCCAAATTCTACGCGGAGGGAAACACCGACGACACGCCCCGTGCGGTCATATCGGGCGCGCGGCGCGTCGTCGAACTTCTAGCCTAGCCCGCGACAGCGGGCTTTTTTTCGACCATCGCGCGCAGGTCGGACTTAGGCGTGTCAATCATTTC